GCGATGAGCCTATTAGAGTATATGACGTAGAGCAGACGACATACACAATCGAGGCATTTGACGGAACAGTTATTGATGAGTACAACACAGTCGAGGAGGCTATTGATGGCGCCAAGGCAGAGTGGGAAGCTCAGCACGAGGAGCATAAGGGCGAAGGCGAGCTCGACCCGATGATCGCAGATGAGGAATGGATCTACATCAAGTGCAAGGACAGCGATGATGCCGATTACGGTTACATTACCAGAAGCGGAGAGCTCAAGAAATATTGAAGGAGGACGGAATGAACATCAACGGGGTTGAATACATCCTGTTGGCTGAGTACGCAGAACGCGCCGGGGTTGACCCGGCCAACGTTCGGCAGAAGCTGGCCAGAGGAACGATAGAGGGCGTGAAGGTTGGCCACAACTGGATGGTGAAGGCAGACACGCCGATCACGGTGGACAACCGTGTGAAAAGCGGAAAATATCGAGGGTGGAGAAATAAGGGCAAGGCTGAATGAGCCGAGCCCTATTTTTTTATGCATAATAGGTCGGTTTGTTTTTACGAACACATGCCCGAAAATATCCTTATGACTCATGGGAGAGGTGACACTATTAAACACACGAAAGGGCGGTAATTATGGCCCGCAAAACAGATTCTAATTTAATACCATTCAATAAACGAACAGCGGAGGAACAGAGGGAGATTCAGAGAAAGGGCGGCATTGCTTCCGGGAAGGCGCGGAGGGCCGTGAAAACGTTCAAACAGGCGCTGGCAGACGACCTCACAGAGGAGGAAATCGAGACTATGCTTGCTGCACAGAAGAAACTGGCAGCGAAGGGTAGCTTGAACTCACTCGAGTTTCTCATGAAGATGCTAGGCCAGCATCCGGATCAGGAGCAGGCGACGGACAACTCGATCCAGATCACGATCAACGGAGGGGATGATTACAAAGGATGAATATAGATATTGGCAGTCCGAATGTGAAGCAGGACATGTTTCTGAGAGATCATCACCGGCATGTTGCGTTCGGTGGTGCCAGAGGAGGCGGTAAGAGCTGGGCGGTCCGTGCAAAGCTCATTCTCATGGCCACCAGCTATCCAGGCATCGAGCAGATGGTTATCCGACGGACATATCCTGAGCTGCAGGCGAACCACATACGGCCTCTGAAGAAGCTACTCCGCGTCGGGACACCCGGCAGCCCATTCAAGTACAACAACTCAGACAAGCTGTTAACATTTCCAAACGGTAGCACGATCCGCTTCGGTTATTGTGCGACGGATGCTGACACAGACCGGTATCAGGGTACCGAGGTAGATATTCTCTACATCGATGAGGCCACGCAGCTCACAGAGCAGCAGATCAAGGACCTCAACGCCTGTGTCAGAGGTACTTCGGATTTTCCGAGACGGACCTACTACACCTGCAACCCGGGCGGCAAAGGGCATGGATATATCAAACGCCTGTTCATCACACGGCAGTACACGGAGAGCGAATACCCGGAGGACTACAGCTTCATTCAGTCTCTGGTCTATGATAACTCCGTCCTGATGGAGAAAGACCCGGAGTATGTTCGAGCGCTGGAGGCACTGCCAGAGGCGAAGCGGAAGGCATGGCTTGAGGGCGACTGGGACAGCTTCATTGGCCAGGTATTCAACGAGTGGACTGACGATCCAGCACACTACCAGGACCGGCGGTGGACGCACGTGATTGACGACTTCACGATACCGCCCACATGGAAGATCTATAGAGGCTATGACCACGGCTACAGCAAGCCGTACAGCGTCGGGTGGTTTGCACTCGATCATGACGGCATCCTGTATCGGATCAGAGAGGACTATGGCTGCACAGCAGAGCCGAACACAGGCCGGCAGCTCACAGTACCGGAGATTGCGGAACGAATCAAGGGAATCGAACGCACTGATCCGAACATACGGGGGCGGAGAGTCTACGGAATCGCAGATCCGGCAATCTGGGGCTCAGATACCGGAGAGTCCATCGAGGACATGTTCGAACGAGCAGGAGTATACAACAGCAGGGGCGATCATACGCGCATCGCTGGTCTGATGCAGTTCCATTATCGGTTGTCATTCGACCGAGAGGGCATCCCGATGTTTTATTGCTTCCGATCCTGCAGGCAGTTCATCCGCACCATCCCATTACTGATCTACGACGATAAGCACGTTGAGGACATCGACACAGACATGGAGGATCACATCTACGACGAGACACGGTACGTATTCCAGGAACGACCGCTGAATCCACGTCAGAACATGAAACATTTCACCGAGCGAGACCCGCTTCCACCGGAAGACCCACTCGAGATCATGCCAGCAAGGAGAGAAGACTAATGGTTACGATTGATAATGTAGAGGTGCAGCCACAGCAGCAGGCACCGGAGCCGGAGAAAAACTCCGGCCCGATCGACACACTGGCTGTACAGACCGCGCAGCAGACGCTGGAGAAGTACATCGCCGGTAAACAGGAGCTGGACAAGCGAATCATCGCCAACGAGGACTGGTGGAAGCTACAGCACTGGAAGAACTTTCACCGTGACAAGATGGAGCGAAAGGAGCAGAGCACATCCGCATGGCTCTTCAACTCGATCATCAACAAGCACGCAGACGCGATGGACAACTTCCCGACGCCGATCGTGCTGCCACGAGAGCGTAATGACGAGGACACCGCACACATGCTGTCGAGCGTGCTGCCAGTGATATTCGACAACTGCAACTTCGAAAAGACCTACTCGGACAACTGGTGGGACAAGCTGAAGCACGGCACATCCGTTTATGCTGTTGTTTGGAATCAGGACATGCGGCACGGCACCGGCGACATTGATATCCGTCCGGTTGATATGCTGTCGTTCTATTGGGAGCCGGGCATCCAGGACATCCAGGAGTCGAAGAACATATTCGTTCTTTCTCTACAGGACAACGACTCGCTCGAGCACCAGTACCCGGAGCTCGTCGGCAAGCTGTCCGGCACAACCATTGACCGGAAGCGGTACCACTATGATGATGAGGTAGACACGACGGATAAATCCATCGTCGTAGACTGGTACTACAAGGTGAAGGTCGAGAACGGGACACAGGTCCATTTAGTGAAATACTGTGGCGATACAGTCCTGTTTGCATCCGAAAACGATCCTGCATACGAGAACGGCATCTACGATCACGGCCAGTACCCGTTCGTGATGGATGTGCTCTACCCGGAGAAGGGCACACCGGCAGGCTTCGGTATAATCGATGTCGAGAAGGACGCGCAGGAGTATATCGACAGACTCGGCGCTGCCATTATCCTCAATGCAGAGGAGGGGGCAACGCGCCGGTACTTCGCAAGGGATAACTGCGGCATCAACGAGGAGGAGTTCAGAGATATTCATAAACGTATCGTCCATGTGGCTGGTTCACCGAATGATGATAACCTGCGCTCGTTCGAGACTCCGCAGCTGTCCTCCACGTATCTCTATGTGCTGCAGGACAAGGTGAACGAACTGAAGGAGACGAGCTCCAACAGAGACTTCAACCAGGGCGGCAGCACGAGCGGCGTAACGGCAGCTAGCGCGATCACAGCTCTTCAGGAGGCCGGAAACAAGACATCGCGAGACATCATCAAGGGTAGCTACAGAACCTATACAGCCATCTGCAAGATGGCTATTGAGCTGATCCGGCAGTTCTATGATACTGAACGTACATTCCGAATCACAGGTGATGGTGGAGAACCGGACTATGTTTCGTTGAACAATGCAGCCCTGCTTGGTGGCACGCAGTCCATCGCAGGACAGGACTTCAAGACGGAAGAGCCGATCTTCGATGTAGATCCACGAGCACAGAAGCAGAACCCGTTCACAACGGTATCGCAGAACGAGCTGGCACTTCAGTTCTATAACCTGGGCTTCTTCAATCCTCAGCAGGCAGAACAGGCGCTTCAGTGCATCGACATGATGGATTTTGAGGGTAAGGAGAAGGTCAGACAGGGAATCCAGCAGAATGCAACCATGGCGCAGCAGATCGCACAGCTTCAGCAGGTTGCGCAGCTGTCAGCACAGGCGCTTGCGCAGGGCGGAGACACACGTGTGCTTCAGGCCCTTCAGGGCATGGGGCTTGCACAGGAAGAACCGGGAACGAGGGTAAACATACATGACACACATTCGAATACTGAACCAACATCGTAATACCATGATCACGCTGATAGGTCACGCAGACTACGACCCGGGACACGACATCGTGTGCGCGTCGGTATCCATGCTGGCCTATACGCTGCTTAACTATATGCTGCATGAGCATCCAGAGGCGCTCCCGATGTATCAGGACGATCCTGGGAACTTCATGATCATGATCGAGCGACCGGACGGCCCGACGCCGGAGATCGACACGGCAGTACGGATGTTTCAGATCGGAGCAGAGAGCCTGGAAGGAAACTATCCGGAGAATGTAGAGGTTACATATGACACTATCTGAATTAATCGCGCATATTACGAGCTTCAGGCCGAGCGAGTACACGAAGGACATGCTCACGCAGTGGGTGAACGAGGTCGAGTTTATGGCGATGGATCAGGTGATTTCTCGTGCCGAGCCGCCGAAGCCACCGATCCCGAAAGAGCTGGTCACGGTACTGCCTGGCGTGGATAACTACAAGCCGGACGAGCACCCACCGGCTGAGCCGCCAGCATTCAAATCCTATGTCTATGACGAGGATGCAGAACGTGAGCTGCTGATACCGGATCAGTTCAACGCCTGCTATACGACCTATGTGTTTGCGAAGATTGACTTCTACAACGGCGAAGTCAATCGCTACAACATGGAAGCAGCGGCATTTGAGAACGAGTGGAGCCAGTACGCGAGCTGGTACAGACGGACGCACATGCCATTAAGGAGGCCACATGCGACTACCACAGATCACATCATCAGATAATCGGGCGAGCTCCATCACGGACCGCTTCCTGGGCGTGAATCAGAACATGATCACGAGCCGGGGAGAGTGGGCCGCGATGAGGAACATGTGCGATCAGCATTACCCTGCCATCAGCACGAGACCAGCACGCGGCACCGTAGAGAAGGCCTTCGAGAACCCGAAAGGAATCTTCTACAAGAACGGCCTGTTCTATATCGACGGGACCAAAGCCTATTACAAGGACAAGGAAGTTTTCACCGTGGCGGATGGAGACAAGAAGCTCGTCGGTATCGGCGCATATATCTGCGTGTTTCCAGACCACATCATCTTCAACACGTTTACGGGCACAGTAGAGAGCATGACCGCGAAGCTGACCGGCAGCGCAGTGTTCGCACCGCTGTCGAAAGGATCTGCATTCACGAAGATCACGCTTGCGGGCATCGGGAACACATTTAATACTGGCGACAATGTGGCCATATCGGGTGTATCGAATGGTGAGTACAATGCGACGAAGGTCATTACAGACAGCGGCACCGATTACATCATCGTGACCGGTTCTTTGTCAGATCAGTTCACCAGCACGGCCATATTCGAGCGTAAAGTACCTGACATGGACTTCATCACGGAGCGAGACAACCGCTTATGGGGATGCTCCAGTAAAAACCACGAGGTCTACTGCTGCAAGGTCGGAGACCCGAAGAACTGGTACAACTACGAGAAGGAGGCCAATAACGCTTGGGCGGCGACGGTAGGATCAGACGGAGACTTCACCGGCATCAGCAAGTACGGCACGTATCTCGTGTTTTTTAAGGAATCAACCTTCCACGTGCTGAGAGGCGACAAGCCGTCAAACTTTTCCCTACTCGAAAAGACGCTGCCTGGTGTGCGCACAGGCTGTGATAGGTCGCTCGTAACTATCAACGAAACTCTGTATTATGTTTCCAGGGATGGCGTGTACAGATACCTTGGTGGTGTGCCGGAGAAGATCTCGGCGAACATCACGCAGGAAATCACGGACGCGGCAGCAGCACAGTACGACGGCAAGCTCTATCTGTCGTGCAAGCTGGGCGGCGCACAGACGCTGCTCGTGTATGATCCGCTTACCAGTGTATGGGATGTCGAGGACGATGCAGCTTTCAAGTTCGTTCAGTATTCGGAAGGCATGCTGCATTATGTCGATGCAGATAACAAACTCCGCGATATTTACGGCAACGACACGGAACCGATCAGATGGTTCCTTGAGTCTGGAGACCTGCGCGGATCTGCGATGGAGCAGAAGTACGTTTCGAAGGTGCTTATCAATTTCGTGATGCCGGTAGGCAGCGAGGTGAAGTTCTTTGCGAAGTTCGACGACGGCCCTATGTGGGAGCAGAAGGGATTCATCCGCAGCGCGATGGATAAGACCTATACGATCCCGATCATCCCGAGACGATGCAGCAAGTATCGCATTCGCATCGAGGGCACCGGTCCGTGTAAGATCGTTGCGATGGCAAACACTATAGAGCTGGGAAGTGAAATCAATGGCTATATTCACACAGGATACCGTCGATAGTAGCAAGATCGAGTCGTATCTTTATGAACTGAACGAGAATCTAACCTACATGTTTAATAACCTGACGCCGGAAGAGAACTATTCAGAGGCAGCGCGACTGATCTACGTGCAGCGTGGCCAGCGTCTGGCATCCGTCGAGGTGAAGGCAGACCAGATCGAGCTTCGGGTGGAGGACAACGAGAAGCACTACAACACATCCATCACGCTGCTGTCAGACCTGCTCTCTCTGAAAGCCGATACGCCGTCTGGCTCCTCTATGATGGAGCTGTCCGGAGACCGCATCAAGCTGACGACCGGTAAATTCGAGGTCGATGCGACGAATCTGAAGATCGATGCAGCTGGTAACGGCACGTTCAGCGGCACGGTGAGTGCCGCGACCATCGTCGGCGGCACCATCAACGGTGCTTCCATCAACAGTACGAACTCTGACATACCGTTTAGGGCAAGACGTGGTTATGTGTCGATCGGAGATTTCATCTGCGATGACAGTTACGGTCGTAACATTTTCCAGTCAGATGATGAGGTGACGGGCATATCTACCGGCGATGTCCTCGGAACCGGCAAATTCCTTATGTGGGCAGGATGGGATGACGGCGACGGTGAAGCGACATTTTCAGTAAATGGAGAAGGCCGTGTGGATATAAACGGACGGCTATATTATAACGGCAGATCGCTGGCGTCGTATATTAAAAGCTTTATCCACGATTCTCCGTCAGGTGGTGGTTCGTCACCAGGTGGTACAACGCCAGGTGGTTCAACATCGGGCGGCTCGACCGGAGGACCGACCGGAGATTCAAGTGATCCTATTCTCGGAGGTGGTGGCTCATGATTTTATACGACGAAACACAGATAAGAACAGCTCGAGTGCTGCTCGAATCCCTGGAAGTGAGAGGCTATGAAAACTGTAAGAACGTAGTCCTGTTACGGCAGATTTTAGACAGCGGAGAGAAGGAGACGAAGGATGGCAAGAGTGATCGGGACGGGGATTGACCCAACCACATACAAAAAGAAAAAGAAAACAAGCACGTCTCGCGTCGTGGGCAGTGGTGTCAATAGCGTTAACAATCCTGCAGCTCAGCAGACATATACACAGCCTGCGAATACGCTGAGCCCTATGTCACAGGCAACCCTGCAGCAGGCGGCAGCAGCGACGACGAATCCGCAACAGGCGCAGGTCCCGACGGCGGGAGTGAATGGCAGCGCGCCAGGCAGTGGAGCAACACCTGCCAACGGCAGCTATACACCTCTATATGGTTCAGATGGTTCGAAAGCATGGCAGCAGGGCTTCAAGCCGACGGAGCTCACGGAGCATTACAAGAACTCGATGCTCGATACAGACGATGCACGACCAGACAAGTACCAGTCCGCTTACGAGGGTACGATCAACAGTCTTCTGGAGATCATCAGAAACCAGAAGCCATTTGATGTGAAGTCGGATGCGAACTACAACGCACTTTACGATCAGTACGCGGAGCGATACAAGGCCCAGGCACAGCGAGCTATGAATGATGCGATGGCATCCGCGAACGCGCAGACCGGCGGCTATGGCTCCACCTATGGGCAGGCAGTCGGCCAGCAGGCGTATGACAACACGATGCAGGGGATGAACGACAACAATCTGAGCCTTCTGAATCTCGCGTATCAGATGTACACCGATAACCAGGCGAATGACTATAAGAAGTTGAACGCCTACCAGTCGCAGGATAACACCATGTACGATCGTTACAGAGATGATGTTGCAGACTGGCAGACAGACCGGAACTACAACGCGAACCAGTATTGGAACTCCTTCCAGCAGGATCGAAGTGGCTATGACAATGACCGGAGCTTCGGGTACGGCGCAGAGCAGGACGAGCTGAACAGAGACGACAACCAGTATCAGAACGCGATATCCCAGGCGACGGAGCTTGCGAAGGCCGGCCTTCCGGTTCCTTCCTACCTCACAGACCGCATCAACCAGTACAATAAGAAGTACGGTCTCTCCGGCGATGCAGCGGCCACTCTGTCGCAGATCGCGGCAGCAGCACAGACGGCAAAGGCGGCGAAGTCGTCTGGTTCCGGCAGAGGTCGTAAATCGTCGGGCAGATCTGGCAAGACCGTATCGAAGGACATCTATACGGATGATTCCGCATTTAGGAAGCAGTATCCGTCCGCTGGCGGCAGCGATAAGCGGAATCTCATGGCTCAGTCAGAGTATGAGAGCCGGTATGAGACCGTGAAGAACGATGCCTACGATCAGGCGTATGAGGACGCGAAGGCAGAGGGCATGATCGACGCGAAGGCTGCATTCTACGCGCGGAACAGAGCGAAGGAAGCGGCCAGCGCATGGGCGAAGAAGATGTCGAAAGAATTTAAGATTATTGGCGATATGTAATCGTTTCCTCCTTTTTGGGGCCGTGGTGGTAACACTGCGGTCCCTTTTTATAGGTCGGTGACGTTTTTCGACGCCTTCACTCATAATTGACGGTAGCAACTTCACTTTATTTTAAGGAGAACGTGATGGCAAAGAGATCAAAAATCACAAACAGAGAGACGAAGTACGAACTGCTTCGTCAGTCTGAGCACCGAGACGAAAGCAATAAGATCGCCAACAAGCCGACGCAGCAGCTTTATCGTGAGAACTACTACGAGAAGGATACGGACGGCAATTATTCTCTGAACTCTGCGACGCAGCGCAGCATTCAGTCATCGCATGAGCGCTCACAGCGGAAGACCAGCATGCAGCAGCGCCAGGCGACCTACAATACAGGATCAACGAGCACCGTTTCGCGGAACCTGGTGGATGATGTAGGCAAGCGCTATGGATATTCTCGCCCGACGCCGAAGAAGCAGACATTGACGAGTGAGGACATCCGAAACGATGCGCTGAACGAGCTCAAGAACCGCTCAACGCCGAGCAATGCTACACCGAGTACTGCCACACCCAGTACAGCGACGAGAAGCGGAAACACGCAGACGACGGTCTCAAAGTCGCTCGTAGATTATGTCGCGAAGAACAGCGACAACCGAACTGCACAGGCGACGAAGCATCATGCGGCCATGACGGATTTCGCGAATAAGGGCATCAACAAGGCAATCGTCGATGCGGTAAAAGCACCGATCAACGCGCTCAGAAACGCTGGTGGCAATCCTCTGAAGATGGCAGACGCGGAAGCGGAGAAGTACGGAAAGAATAGAGCTGCTATCCCGGAGAAGATCCGGCAGTACTCTGAAATGACGCCGGGTCAGAAGACCATGTACAACCATCTGTATGACTCGCAGGGCAGAGACGCAGCGGAAGAGTACCGGTCTAAGATCATGGACGACATCAATCGTCGCGTGGCGAAGCAGAACGTAGAAGGCAATATCGCGAACAAGGTGGCCGCCGGCAGAGTGGCTAATCAGTTCATCGGAGGCGTTACGAACAGTGGCGAGGGCCTTCAGAAGATCGCGCAGTGGGCGACGCTCGACAATAAGAAGCGTGCGCAGTCTGTGAATGACTATGAGACACAGATGCGCAGGGAGAAGGCCGGCAAGGCCGAAGGCGTACTGCAGGACATTGCATCCTCGACCGGTAACATGGTTGGTGCAGCCGCGCTCGGCAGTGCTGTGGGTGGCGCTGCAGGTGTGGGCAATGAAGGCATCCAGGCGCTGTCAAATGCACTGTTCGGTGCTTCGCAGGGTGGACACTCATACCAGGAAGCAATCAACAACGGGCATAGCAATATTCGGTCCGCTTTATACGCTGGCGAGGAAGCGGCGTCTGAGTACTACACGGAGAAGCTGCTTGGTGGTATCGAGGCATTCGGTGGCGGAAGAATCGCGAAGGCACTCGGCAATACGAGTATCGCAAAGGCGGCGGCAGAAGGAATCAACAAGGCGGTGAAGTCTGATATTGGCAGAGGGCTTCTGTACCGTCTCGGCAGCCATGGAGCGAATGCGCTCGGTGAGGCAGCACAGGAAGGACTGCAGTACTGGACGCAGGGAATCGCAAAGAATGTGATCCTTGGTGAGGGTAAGGACGAGAACGGAAACATTGATCCGGTCAAGGGTCTTTCTTTCAGTGACCCTGAATTCTGGTATTCTGCGGCGCTTGGCGCTGCGAATTCTATGCTTATGAACGTGGGCGGTGATGTGCTGCACCTTGCCGGAAACGAGATCGAGCACCGGACAGACGACTGGCAGCAGAGAAGAAGCGCGGAGCGTGAGTATCAGAATCAGTTCAAGAGCGATCAGTTCGTAAACGATAATACGCTGTTTAATGATATGCGCGACTACACTGAATTCAGTGAAGCTCCTGCACAGAATATGGACACACAGGCACCGGCGTCGGAAGCACCGGTTTTTAGTGACGCCGATGTGTCTGACGACATCTCGACAGATAACAATATTACGGTAACGACAGATGGCAGCGGATCTGACACAAAGGACGCCACCAATGCGGCTGTCGATAAGCTGAAGAAGTCAAGAAAGAAGCGGACGAAAACGGCAGACGACACAAAGAATGTGGCGGACGCTACGCATGATGCCGTAAATGAGGCGGTAGATGTGCTGAAGGAGCGCTCAGCGCAGAACACGGCGGATTCCACACCGGATGCAGCGAAGGAAGCGACGCAGGCAGCCGTAGAAGCGATCAATACGGAGGATGCAGCGCCAGTCGCACAGGAGACAGAGGACAGCCAGGACTTGATCCAGGAGCCGACGGCTGAGGAGAGTCAGGACCTGATCGAGCAACCAAAGAGCGAAGACGAGCCGAAGTCTTCAGCCGACATTATCGACCAGGCGTTTAATCAGGGCGGTATCATCAACCAGGATGCGATTAATCATGCGTCACCGGAAGATTTACAGAAGATCGTAGATATTTTCGAAGGTAAGCACGTAGATTCTGATGAGAGTGCGCCGGCACAGGAGATCAGCGAGCCGCAGCAGGAACCGGAGCCGGAAACAAACGAACCTGTCGGAAATTCAGACAGGAAGCTCACGACGAATCAGCTTCATGATAAGCTCAAGAGCAACGGAAAGCTTACGGCTGATCAGATCGAGTACGAAATCACCGTAGACGAGGATGGCTATGTTGGCCGCCTTCGTGACACGAAAAACGACAAGTTCGGCGGCGTGATCGTCGATGGGCGAGCTCTTCGATATGTCACAAAACCGTATGAGTCACGTGATGCGGTTATAGATGATCTTACTGCATTTGCGGAAAATAATGGCCTCACGAGGAATGAGAAAGCAGCTGCCGAAGCGGACAGCTTTGTTTCTGATGGAATTCTTCAGCCGGATGTGGCCGATGCATTAACGGACAGAGCGTATAAGCGATTTGGCACGAAGGAAGCAGAGAGACGAACATACATTGATTTCTTCACGCTCGGATCTGAGCAGTGGCCGTCTGTCGATACATCGACCGTCTATAAGTGGGACAATTTCATGTCACAGGTTTACCAGGCGGGCTTAAATGGCGAGCCGTATTCGAGATTATCGAACGACAGCAACTTCGCTGAGTTCTACAAGATGCCGGTCGGACCGGATGCTGCTGACGCTATGTGGAAACTGGGGTATAATCAGTACAACATCCGCAAGCAGAAGAATGAAGAAAAGAAGGAAGAGCCGAAGGCTGCACCGAAGGAAGCACCGAAGGAAGCATCAAAGCCAGCGCCAGCGGCAAAAACCAGTCCTGCAGCGCCGGAGAAAAAGCCGGTCGCAAACAGCAATCCGCAGTCATCCATCGCGGATAGAGTTGCAGCGAAGGTTGCGTCCGGCCAGTCGTTTACGGCAAACTGGCTTTTTGATGTTGCGAATAATGCTTATGGCGGAACGATGGCTGATGGCACATATTCCGTAAAGGATGCTTATGACGGTATGGAGCTGGGTATCAACAAGTATCTGATGAATGCCGATTTCGTAAAGGCAGGAAACGGATCACTTGAAGACGCGCTCAATACTCTGTCAGAGCTTCAGAGCATCATGCGCAATATCCCTACGCAGACGAAGAGAACCGAGGAGATGGAATCATACCAGCAGTTCTCTACGCCGCCGACGATTGCTTACACTGCAGCGCGCTTAGCGAATATTACGAGTGATGATGTTGTGCTTGAGCCGTCCGCCGGTATTGGCGGTCTTGCACTTTGGGGTAAGGCGTGGGGCGCGAAGGTTTATGGCAATGAGCTTTCAAAGCGCAGACTTGCTTTCCTTAATGAGCTCGGACTCGACGGCACATTCAACGAGAATGCAGAGCAGATCAATAACGTTCTTCCTGACGATGTTCAGCCGACCGTGGTTATCATGAATCCGCCGTTTTCATCTACGGCAGGCAGAATGAAGACCAACAAGACGGCCAATGCAAAGCGGCACATCGAGCAGGCACTCGATCGTCTCCAGGAAGGTGGCAGACTGGTCGCAATCCTCGGTCGCGGCATGGCGGATGATGCACCGGCGTTTTCTGCGTGGTGGAACGACCTCCGCAGGGAATACACCGTCCGGTCGAATGTGCGCATTGACGGTTCCAATTATCAGAAGTATGGAACTACTTTCGACGACCAGTTGGTAGTCATTGATAAGGTAGGTCCACAGGAAGGAAAGACCTTAACCGGAGATTATAAAGACCTTTCCGAACTGCTGACCGACCTGGAAGGAGTAAGAAATGAGCGAAGATTTGTGGAGCAGAATAGAAAATCTGGCAACCTGGTACAGGGAGGAAGTACTTCCGAAAAGACAGACGGAGTGGCAGACGAACTGGCTTCAAATGCAGCCGACGGAAGAAGAAACGATACTGGACGGAATGGAAGAGTGGATTCCTCACGAGAATCAGAAACTGGTGCACGCGTTAGAAACGGTGGCAGAGTATCAGGAAGTGCAGGAAGTACTAAACAACTTAAAAAGTCTGGAGAACGGGTATCCGAATCAGAACCAGGAACAGTTAGCGATCAGCACGATGGAAAGTCTGATGGAAATGTCAGACTCGTACATGGAGATGTTCAGGGATCACAGCGAGTTGTAAGCAAGCCGAAGATTAATATTGATAGCAAATTTACTGCGTATGAGCCAGCAAAGGTGCATATTGAAGGAGCGAAGCCACACCCGGGTAAGCTCGTAGAAAGTGCAGCCATGGGCGCAGTAGAACCGCCTACGCCAACATATACGCCGCACCTTCCGCAGAGTCTTATTGACTCCGGGAAGCCGTCAAGCGCACAGCTTGAAAATATTGTTTATGCAGGACAGGCGCACTCTCAGATACTTCCAAGCGGTGAACGTAAGGGATATTTTATCGGAGACGGAACAGGCGTAGGAAAGGGAGTTCAAATTGCGTCAATTCTTCTTGATAACTTTAACCAGGGGAGAAGAAAGGCTGTTTGGGTAAGTAAGAACCCTTCGCTTAGGCTTGACGCTCAGCGAGACTGGTCAGATATTGGGCAGGATGCATCCGAAATATATGATTTTTCCAAGTTCAAGAACAGTGATATTCCATACGATGAAGGTATTATGTTTGCTTCATACAAGCAGATCGGAGACCGTAAGCAGGACGGAATTGACACACTTACCAAATGGCTTGGGAAAGACTTTGACGGCGTGATTGTTTTTGATGAAGCCCACATGATGAAAAACGCTATTCCTACTGAGGGAAAGGGATGGGGCAAGACATCAACTTCTCAAATGGCAGTATGGGGCGTTAAACTTCAGCAGGCATTTCCTAATGCACGAATTCTCTACGCTACAGCAACTGGCGCCTCCGATATTTCTAACTTTGCGTACCTTGACAGACTCGGTCTTTGGGGTAAGGGAACACCGTTTGCGAATTTCAACGATTTTTATGAGAAGATTTCCAGCGGCGGGCTTGCTGCCATGGAGCTTGTAGCCAGAGATATGAAGGCTATGGGATCATATATGGCGCGAAGCATCAGCTACGAAGGCGTAGAGTATGACACGGTCGAACATGAGCTGACCCCAGCTCAGACCAAAATTTACGACACAATGAGCGATGGATGGCGCATTGTCCTGCAGAATCTTGATTCTGCGCTTGAAATCACAGGTCAGAGCCGAAATAGAAACGCACGTGCTATAGCTGTCGGCCAGTTCTGGTCAAGGCTTCAGAGCTTTTATAATCAGATCATCACCTCTATGGCAATGCCTAGTGTGATCGACGATATAAGAAAGCAGCTTGACAATGGCAGAAGCGTGGTTATCCAGCTCACTAATACGAATGAAGCAGCAGCTAAAAGAAAGATTGCGGAGAATGAGAAAAATGGAGGTGATCTTGAAAACCTTGATCTTACTCCTTCGGAATCGCTTATTGATTATCTTAAAAAGTCATTTCCGGTTCAGGTATATGAAGATTATGAGGATGAGAACGGAAATCGTTTATCACGACCGGTTAAAGACAGTCAAGGAAACCCGGTTCTTGACAAAAGAGCTGTTGCACTTCGAGACCAGCTTATTGCCAAAATCGGTAAAATGAAGGTCCCTGACGGGCCTCTTGAAATGCTCCTTGACGAATTTGGCGCTGAAAATGTAGCGGAGGTAACAGGAAGAACAAGAAGAGTTGTGAATCAGAGACAGGCGGATGGTTCTGTCAAAAGAGTAATTGAAAACAGAAGCGTTAAAAGCGGTGAAGCCGATGCGAAGGCGTTTCAGAATGGAACTAAACGCATTCTGGTATTCTCTGAATCTGGTGGTACAGGTAAGAGCTATCACGCTGATCGCAGAGCTAAAAATCAGCAGCAGAGAGTTCACTATATTCTTCAGCCTGGTTGGAAGGCGGACGCCGCAATTCAGGGCCTTGGCCGTACGCATAGAACTAATGAGGCAAGTGCTCCAATTTACAAACTCGTTACAACGAATGTAATGGGTCAAAAGAGATTTACTGCGACGATTGCAAAACGTCTCAATCAGTTGGGCGCATTAACGCAGGGACAGCGTGACGCTGGTAGTGGTATTTTCAGTGAGAAGGATAATCTTGAAACCCCTATAGCAGCAGACGCACTAGAGAATTTCTATAGAAGTGCGGACAGAGATTTAATCAAGAGCTTAGGAATTAACATTTATGAAAAGGGCGGTTTTGCAATTAATGAATCAGCACCAGATCTGAGAAATGTTCCAAAGTTCCTAAACCGTATATTGTCATTAAAAGTAGAAGATCAGAACAAAGTATTTAACGATTTTTACTCACTGCTTAATGATATGACAGAAACTGCAATTCAGAACGGGACATTGGACCGTGGCATGGAATCTGTCAAAGCCGATAAAATCGAAGTTATAGACAAGAAAACTGTGCATGTAGACGAAAGAACCGGAGCAGAAACACAGTACGTTCAAATGAAAGTCTATAGAAAGCCTACTATTGTTAGTTTCAAAGATATGCCGGAAATGTTAAATTGTGCCGATGATGAAGTACGGAATCTTTATATTAAAGAAGGCAGATTAAGACTGTGCAGATTTGGCGATGGCTCGGTTCGTGCAGTATTTAAGATGTTCCGCACTGAAACAGATACGAAGGGACGTGTACATGATCTTTATGAAATAAAATCACCAGTTTATGAATATAGGAGCATTTATCAAGACAAAACGTTAGAAAAACTTAATCCGGTAGAGATTCCAAAGAACGAATGGGAAGATGCATGGAACGAAGAAATTAAAAAAGCGCCTAAATATCTTGAAAGCAATCTGCATTTGCTTACAGGTGTGCTTTTACCTGTTTGGGATAAGATTGAAAATGCGCGAGGAAAAGTCCTTCGAGTTGTAACTTCGGATGGCACTCAGTATCTTGGACGCGAAATTTCACCGTCTTTTGTCGATACGGTTCTTAGATCATTAAATCAAACCAGAACAAAGAAGCAGTATACGCCGAAGGAATTAATGTCTGAAATTCTTGATAGCAATCAGGAGGTAGCATTAAAGCGTGATAAATGGAAATTAAGAAAACGTAGAGTTTCAGGAGAATGGAGAATTGAACTAACCGGTACAAATACGTGGCAGGTTGATGATATGCCTGGCATTATTAAGGAAATCATTAATGGTGAAGAGCGATACTTCATCCCTACGGGAAAGAGTGGAGCGACTGTTATCGAATCAATCATCAAAGATAATCCTGTGGCGGATGTAAGACCTGTAGCATCTGACGATGGCGTGCTTCATAGTATGTCGAAGCATGACGACACGGGTGATAAGTCCGGCGGAGTGCTGAAATCTAAGAAGAATCCAACACCGAGCGAGGACGGCGAGAAGCCAGAGGAGCGCTGGACGGCTAAGAAGAACGAGGGCAGTGCGGAGACTTCATCGAAGCGCCTGTCAGATATCATTGGTCAGGCGGCGCATGACTGGGGATTCAATGTAACATCCGGCACCCGGTATGTGAAGGGTGAAGGAAACATGGGCGAGTTCAATGAGCGGAACCGCGGAATTCGGACGAAGATCACGAACGACCTTCCGACATTCTCGCACGAGTTCGGTCACTGGCTCGACAAGACCTACAACATTACTGGCAGCGCAAGGCTTCCGAAGGAAGTGCGCAAGGACATCGAGACCGCATTTTTCATGAACCCGGACAATGCTGATCTCTATAGTGGAAAGAGTGCATCGGTCAAGTTAAAGGAGGGACTTGCAGAGTTCGTAAGGTACTACTTACAGAACCGCGATGCAGCGCGTATCGATTTTCCGAAGCTCACAGACTACATCCTCAAGCAGATGAGCCCTGGGGAGCTTGCGAAGTTTAACGGCTTCGCGGATCAGGTGAACGCATACTATTCGATGGATGCTGGCGACGCGAAGAGCTCGATCAGACTGAAAGAGGATAGCCGACCGGACTACCGGACGAACATGGAGAAATTTCACGACTGGTATCATGGCTGGTACCAGGAAAATGTAGATTCCGTTCATGGCTTCCGCGAGTTCGATGTCAGAAACGGCACCAATACATATACCTATGCGACGAATGCAGCCTATACGGATGCACGAGTGGCACAGACCATCATAGAGGGCATCTATGATCTGGACGGTAATTATATTGGCCCAGGTCTTAAAGATGCGCTCGCCGGTATCGATGTGAACGACAAGGAAGTTTATATCGCATTCGGTGAGTACCTCGCGGTGAAGCATGGTATTGAGTGGATCGCCCAGGGCAAGCGTGTATTTGCGGATGACCGCAAGAACAACGCGCAGTGGATGGAGAACCGGATCTCGGAGATCGAAGCAGAGCACCCGGAGTTCATCGAAGCTGCTGACAGACTGTACAAGTTTGAAAGCGACTTCATGTGGACTTACGCGGTTGGCGAGGGGCTGATTTCTGCGGATGCATACAAGGCGATGCAGAAGGAGAACCCTTGCTATGTACCGTTCTTCCGTGCTGGCTTCAAGGAGCGCGGCAATTCGCTGTTCAAGGCAAAGGGCAGCGGACGTGATCTGATCCATCCGGTTGATAACATCATCGACAACATCACGAAGCTCCAGAATGCAGCCGCGAGAAACGCAGTCATGCTTCAGCTCAGAAGAGAAGCCGTAAGAAGTAAAGCGGATGCCTTGTTCATGGAAAAGATGCCTGATCCGAAGGTTCCGGTCGAAGTCGATCTTCGCGGAATCAAGGACCGTCTCTATAACGAAACGCATGACATTGCCGGTATCGAAATCGCACCGGAAATGCAGGATGCTTTACAGGAAGTCATTGGTTCCATCGATGATACGATGACGCAGTTCCAGCTTGGAAAGGCGAAACCGAACAGAGGTGAGATCAAGATTCTTGTAGCCGGTAAGCCGGAGTTCTGGAAGATCAATGATCCGCTGCTTCTTAGCTCCATCACTTCCATGGACTACCGGAACGCCAGCAAGGTGATCACGGCTTTCGGAGCGGTTTCAAGATTCATCACGTCAAATATCACCGGAAACAATGTGATCTGGTCGATCTTCTCCAATGCGCCGAGAGATCTACAGACGCTGCTTACGTACTCGATGGCGACGAAGAATCCTGGAAAGATGCTGCAGGGTGTCGCAGATACCTACCTCAACTACATCAACAACGCACGGGGCAAGAGTGTTGATCCGCTCTTCTCCGAGTATCTTGCGATGGGCGGTGAGGGTGCACCGGTATGGTCCGGCAGCAAGGACTATGTAAAGGACATGCGAAAGTTACTCAGCTCTACGAGAGAGCACCCGGAAATGAATCCGCTCAAATGGGCGATGTTTGTTTCGGATATGATCGAGATGGGGCCGAGATTCGCAACCTATAAGATGTGCCGTGAAGCAGGCATGAATCCGCAGAAGGCATTTTATGCTGCGATGGACATCACGGTAAACTTCCGTAGAAATGGCATCAATTCAAAAACGCTCAACCAGTTTATCCCGTTCTTCAATGCAGGCGTGCAGGCAACGGACAAGATGATCCGATACTTCACTGCCGAGGATCTTCGGGAGATGAAATTCGTCGGCGGTGCCGGAGACGGTGGAGACGGCGGAGACGGTACCGGAAAATGGGTTGAGGTGAACGGAAAGGAGAGAGGACGGGCGATTGCAGGCAGAATTGCATTCTCCGCAGCGCTGTCTCTGATCATGGCTGCACTCGTCGTCGCATGGTCGCGTAGGAATAAGGAAAGCAAGGATGATTTCGATATGCTTTCGAACTACACGAAAAACTCCTACTTCTGTATCTCGTTAGGCGATGGAAAGTATTTCACCATCCCGAAGGGACAGAACGTAGCTGTGCTTGAGTCGTTCTTTGAGAGACTTCTTGAGAGAACGGTGGGCGATAACGACCACGCTTTCGACGAATATTACAGCTACCTTACCGACAGCACACTTCCGAGTATTGTGTCTGATTTGGCAGAATATCCGGTCAATGTAGTGGCGAATGGAGTACAGTCGGCAAACGATGATTTTACGACCGGATTTCTTGGCTCACTCGGTGCTGTTGGCGAAATGTCGCAGCTTAGAGCGAATAAGGATTACCTCAACCGTCCGATCGTAAGTAAGCAGAATGAAGGTAAGGTGCCGGCACTGCAGTACACGGAGAAGTCAAGCGAAATGGCGTACCTGCTCGGAAAGTATCTCGGCATTAGTCCACAGAAGGCCGACCATTTTGGCAAGAACATTCTCGGCTGGATGTGGTCATATCCTTCCGCACTTTTCCCAATCAACGACGGAAAGGGAGTGAAGGGAAAGCGCGACTGGACGATGGGTGTAAAGAATACGTATCTTCGTGATAATGTATATTCGAATGACATTAGCAACTGGATCTACGATAAGGCATCGGAGTCCGATATCATGTACAGCTCCTATGGCACGAATGAGCAGGCACTGGAAAGCACGCTCGACAGTAATATGAAGTCGTACTACCAGAAGACAATCGGCCTTGCGAAGGGCCAGGAGGATGAACGAGAGATTCGTCGCGCTGCACTCGACAAACTGAAGGCATACCGGAAGGAGTCTGATCACGGAGTAGAAGATGCAGACCGGAAGGCGATCTACGACATCGTGGAAAGCAACGGTAACGCAGAGATTCTACCTGGCGTGATGGATACTTCCATCAAGTCGGATGGTAAGACCTACGACCTAAGCGGCAAGGAGTACATGCAGTACCAGGACGCATATGAGAGTTACTACTACGATCTGGCGGACGACTGCATTAAAGAAAGCGACAGCGAGGACAAGCAGAGTAAGATTGCAGGCGACCTGAAGCAGCTCGCAAGAGAACAGGCCATGGACGAGATCCTTTCGAAGAAGGGCATCGAGTCGGGCAAACCGTCGAAGCTGAAGGACTGGACGGATGCCGGTTATGATGCAGCGGACTACTTCTCATTGAAAGAGGAGATGGACGTTGCGAAGGTCGGCAAGGATGGTGACGACCGGCGGAAGGCCGTGAAGAAGGTACTGAGAGGCAGCGGGCTTTCTGCGGATGCGCAGAAGAAGCTGTGGGAGATCGCAGGCTACAAGACGACCACCTTTTCGAAGTATTGAATCGAATAGTGATGAAATGAGGAGTTCCAGGCAACGGGGGCTCCTTTTTCATAGGTCGGTTTGTTTTCGCTTGCAAAGCATTTACATTGTAATAAGAACAGGCGTAGGGGCCTGATGAAAGACTCACGGGATAGACCGCGCAAGCTAAAGGAGCTTATTTTATGACGAAATTTATGTTAAACCTCCATGCATTCGAAGGAGACGGCGGTGCCGCCTCCGGGGCAGCAGGAGCATCGGGCGATGCAGGCCAGGCCGCCGCTGGCAATGGGGCGAGTCTCATAGCAGACGGGAATCAGCCGGACGCCACGGCAGCAACAGGCACAGAGTTTGAGACATTCATTTCCGGGCACCAGGATGAAGCCAAGAAGTGGTTTGATACGAAGTTCCAGGAAGTGTTCAACAAGCGGTTCAAGGACTATAAGTCCATGGAAGGCCGGGTAAAGGCCGGTGACCAGGTGATGCAGATGCTTGCCACCAAGTATGGCATCGAGGATGCCAGCGACATCAAGTCCATCACGCAGGCACTGAAGGATGATGATTTCCTGTACGCAGAGCGCGCAGAAGCGAACGGGCGCACCATCGACGAGCAGCGTAACTGGGACAACCTGGAGAGAGAAAACCGCGAGTTCCGCGAGGCCCAGAAACAGGCAGAGCGGCGCGAGCAGATTGATCGGCAGATGGCAGAGTGGGATAAGCAGAGCGCAAACTTAAAGGCGCTGTTCCCGTCCTTCGATCTCGATACAGAGCTGCGTAATCCAGATTTCGAGAGTGCACTTCGGAGCGGACTTTCCATGGAGAGAGCGTTCTATGCGGTGCATGGAGACGAGATCGTGTCCGGCGCGATGCAGACGACGGCCAATGCCGTAAGAAGTGCGACCGTGCAGGATATGGCAGCGAGAAGGTCGAGACCGAGAGAGAATGCGATCGGTTCACAGGCTGCCGCGAAGGTGTCAAAGGATGTGCATAAACTTTCGAAACAGGAAAGAGCGGAGATCGCCAAGCGCTCTATGTTTGGAGATGTTCGCTTCTGAAAAGGAGCATTATGCATACAGCAAAGATTTATAAGTTAAACCTTCATGCGTTTGATAACGTTATCAACGCAACGACCTCCGCGTCGTCCGGCAACAACCTGGCACCGGAGATCAAGACCTATTACTCTGATTACCTCATTGACCTTGCAGAAGCAGAGCTTGTGCATGATCAGTTCGGCCAGAAGAGAAACATTCCTTCCGGTAACGGTAAGGAGATCGAGTTCAGACAGTTCATGCCGCTGGCGAAGATCCAGGACGCACTCGTCGAGGGTGTAACACCGGATGGCCAGGCGCTTGATACCTCCGCACTCACTGCGAAGGTAAAGCAGTACGGTGGTTATGTTATCATCACCGACCTGCTCGATCTGACCGCGATCGACAACGTAAAGACCGAGGCGACGCAGCTGATCGGTTCTCAGGCTGGTCGAAGCCTGGATACGGTCACCCGTGAGATACTGAACGGCGGTACCAATGTTCAGTATCACGAGGCAGAGAGAGCCGGTAGGGCGGCACTCATCGAGACTGATACACTGACCGTCAAGGCGATTCGCGCAGCCGTGAGAACGCTGAAGCGTCAGAATGCACGTACAATCGATGGCAGCTATGTGGGTATCATTCACCCGGATGTTGCTTACGACCTGATGTCCGACCCGAACTGGGTTGAGTGGCAGAAGTACACCTCCCCGGACAAGATGTACAACAATGAGATCGGTAAGATCGCCGGTGTGCGTTTCGTAGAGACCACCGAGGCGAAGATCTTCGAGAAGGTCGGCGGCGGTTCCGACACGAAGTTTGATGTATATTCCACCCTGATCATCGCAGCGAATGCGTATGGTACGACCAACATCGAGGGTGGTGGTCTGCAGCTCATCGTGAAGCAGAAGGGCTCTGCCGGTACGGCTGATCCGCTCGATCAGAGATCGACCATTGGCTGGAAGGCAACCAAGACTGCAGAGCGTCTGGTCGAGGACTACATGGTACGTATCGAGACCGCTTGCTCTTACAAGGCATCCTGAGTCTAAGCATGCATGGGGCCGATGAAGCCCCATGCGATATTAAAGGAGATAGATATGGCAGTGAAGAAGAATGAAGTCGAGCCGATTGAGGCAGTAACAGAGGAGACTGCTCCTGTTGAGGATACTGCGCCTGTTGCAGAGAAAGATGACTACGTTGCGCATGCGCCGCTCTTTAAGGATGGCGAGAAGTACAAGTTTCCTCTGAACGTAACCGTGAACGGCGTGAAGTATTCTGTGCCGCGTGGTGTGCCGCTTATGATTCCAAGAATCGTCGCGGAGATCATCGATCAGTCGATCGCACAGGACTCGCACGCACGGGAGCTTGATGCAAGAATGCAGAAGACGCAGGTGGTGAATTTTTAAGGGTGCTGTTATGAGTACAAAGTATATTACAATGATTGGGGCCATTGGCGGAATCCTCGTTTCCGCGTTCGGCGGATGGGATTATTATATGCAGCTTTTGGTCATTTCCATGTGCGTGGACTACATCAGTGGCGTGCTTGTGGCAGCAGTCTGGCACAGATCAACGAAGAGCAAAGACGGGAGTCTTGAGTCACGCGCTGGATTTAAAGGGCTGATCCGAAAAGGTATGATTATTCTTGTTGTACTCGTGGCCCATTACATGGACCTCACGATTGGTACGCAGTATATTCGAAATTCTTTAGTGATTGGTTTCTCTGCAAATGAAATTCTTTCCATTTTGGAAAATGTTGGGCTTATGGGTGTGGAGTATCCAGACGTTATGAAGCAGGCCATTGAAGCATTAAAAGAGAAGGACATGCACTCTGATGTATGATATTAATAAGCTTCTCAATGTGGCAGAATCTGAACTCGGATACCTTGAGAAAGCAAGCATTCAAAATCTTGATAGTAAGACTGGGAACGCAGGCTCCGGCAACTTTACAAAATACTGGCGTGATCTTGACCCATCCATGCAAGGACAGTCTTGGTGTGATGCATTCGTTTCATATTGCTTCATGAAAGCTTTCGGGAAGAAGGCGGCAAACGAGCTTCTTTGTGGAGGGCTCAATAGCTACTACACGCCGACATCAGCGAACAAGTACAAGAAGGTTGGCCGGCTGTCGATGATTCCTGCAGTCGGCGACCAGGTATTTTTCAAAAACACACAGCGCATATGCCACACCGGTATCGTGGTGGGTGTCACCTCGTCAACCATCATCACGATCGAGGGGAATACTTCCGGCGCTTCCGGCGTGGTTCCAAACGGCGGTGGTGTGAAGAAAAAGACCTATTCACGTAATTATTCTGGTATTGCCGGATATGGGCATCCGAATTACGGAAAGGCAGAATGCACTGAGGACCATTACCCAAGATGGATTCATGACGGTTCAAATTGGTATTATCGCCTGAAGAAGGGCGAGAACGCGCATGGGTGGAGAAGTATTAATCGGCATCGGTATTACTTCAACAATCAAGGTCAGATGCTCACAGGGTGGCAGCAGATCGGAGATGGTTGGTACTATTTCCAGCCAGAAGAAGGAAAGGGAGCAAGCCTTGCAGGTGCGCTCTATGTTTCCGAGAAGGACGGAAAGCAGCACATTTTAACTGAATAACTGCTAGGAGGTGTACTATGATGAACTTTAATCCTTATACATACGCCGGAGGATATTCCGGGCAGGGCTTTCAACAGTCGGAAGCTGCAGCACCGATCTGGGTGCAGGGAGAGGCAGGCGCAAAAGCCTATATTGTTCCGGCTGGAAGGACGGTATGGCTGATGGATTCAGAAAACCCGGTGTTCTATATCAAGAGCACGGACGTAAATGGAATGCCGCAGCCGCTTCGGACGTTCGACTTTACGGAGAGGAAAGAGCCTGCCAAAAATGAGAGTATGTCACAGTACGTCACGAAGGAAGAAATGAAGTCTTATATTGATGAACTTTTGAAGAAGGGAGAGGACCATGAATCCACTGTTTGATCGAAATACAAGTAACACGCCGACGAGTGATTTTTCAAACATGATGTCTCAGTTCAACCAGTTCAAGAACAGCTTCAATGGAAATCCAAAGCAGATTGTAATGAACATGTTGCAGAACGGACAGATGTCACAGCAGCAGTTTAACCAGCTGAGCAGCATGGCACAGCAGTTCATGAGCATGCTCGGACATAAATAGATCGGTTTTATTATCTTCGAAGATAATATACATTCATAGTAGTTAAGGGAACTACCTTCTGGCCAGAGGGATAACAACTTGTTTTATTTTTAAGCGAGGTATAAACATGGCACTTGGAAGCGAAATGACACCGGCTGACATTGCTGCTGTCACAGGCAACAATAATTATGGATGGGGGAATGACTCCGCATCCTGGATCATCATCTTATTTCTATTTATCTTCATGGGATGGGGTGGAAGAGGTTTTGGCATGAATAATGCAGGACCTTGCAATCCGGCTACCGCGAATGATATGCAGAGAGGATTCGATCAGCAGGCACTGATCGGTGGTCTGAACGGCATCCAGTCGGCAGTAACGAATGGTTTTTCACAGGCTGAGGTTTCCGGCTGCAACAGGCAGGCAAACCTTATGCAGCAGCTGAACAATATGTCGTATGCACAGCTTTGCGGCATGAACCAGCTGCAGACAGGTATTTCGGACATTAAGTACACGGTTGCTTCAGAGAATTGTGCGGATCGCACAGCGCTCAATCAGGCGATGAATAACTTGATGGCTTCGAATACTGCGAACACACAGGCAATCTTAAACAAGCTTGAGCAGAATCAGATGGATGCGAAGAACGACACCATTGCACGGCTTCGTACTCAGCTTGATCTTGCGAACCTTGCGGCATCGCAGACTGCACAGACTTCACAGCTCATGGCTGCACAGGCAGCAAATGCGAATAACATTGTGAACCAGCTTGGACGGCCTGCACCTGTTCCGGCGTACATCGTACCTAATCCGTACACTGGAAGCGGAACGACGACTGGAGGAACAACGACATGATGGCAGAATCTCTGGAAAAGATTGAGAGCATGGTATGTGAAGGGCTGGACCAGATTGCAGAAAAAGGTGAACTGTCCAACAGTAATCTTGATGTAGTCGATAAGCTCACGCACACACTGAAGTCCATTAAAGCAATCGAGTCTATGGGATTCAAGCATGCCGGCGTAGACATTCATACGGTACTCGATGGTGCACAGAAAGGCGTTAAGCGGGCTGACTCTATGAGCGTAGAGGATGTTCGCAAGATGCTCAATGAATGCATCGGCAAATTGGGCAGCTAGTAGTCAATGGTTTATGGGGCTCTGAATACTTTCAGAGCCCCATTTTTGATAGCAGAGAAAGCGAGAAATGATACGGTCAGAGGAGGACAGGGATAAATGATTGAAGTCAAAGGAAGGGAAATAGTCATCCCTAGAGAAGAGTTCAATATTGGAACGACATATGATGCACGGAGCGAGATGCGACATTTCCACATGAGAAGAGTTCGGCAAGGTGGTATCGACCTGGCAGGGCTGGTGTTTAATCTCGACCTCGAATATGCGAACGGCAAGACAGACACAGCGACGCTCACGAAGGACGTTACGGACAGAGACATTGACCTGATGCTTACGATTGAGCCGACCATGCTGCAGGTTCCTGGCACCGTGATCATCCAGATCCGTGCGCTGGCGGAGGACGGCACCGTGAAGTGGAGCTCGTATAAGGGCGCGTTTTTCGTCGAGGACTGCATCAACACGCCGGGACAGTACGAAGGAAAGATCACGCAGCTTGAACAGTACGAGGCGGAGTGGGGCTCGGTACGCGATAATGTCCGTGCGCTGAACTCGAGAATGGACGAGATCGTGAAGATGGCCGATGGCATCGACGCATCAGACGTAGAGAAGGAAGTCACAGACGTACGCGTCGGCGCGGATGGGAAGAAGTATGAAAGCGCCGGAAGCGCTGTGCGAGAGCAGATCACGGCGGAGAAGAATAAGAGAACGGCTGCGGATACTTCGTTAAATTCTGCAATCGCCACAGAACGTGCGCGAATCGATAATCTGACAAAGCTGGGGGAAGGCTCGACCACAGGTGACGCTGAACTGCAGGATATTCGAATTGGAGCGGATGGTAAAACATATGAAACGGCTGGCAATGCAGTAAGGGAGCAGGTTGGTGCACTAAAGGAAGATTTAGATATCTTAAACGAGGGCGGATTAAATCTGAAAGAAGATTTTATTGGCAAACAAGTAAACAATTGGCTGGATAAACACCCAGAAGCTACTACAACAGTGCAAAACCATTCCTTGACGGTTGACAAAATGGTTATTGGAACACTCGGCTATGTTACACCGGAAATGTTTGGTGCTGTTGGTGACGGTGAAACAGATGATACAGAAGCAATTCAAAACATGTTTAACGTTTGCGATGTAGCGTATTTTTGTGGCTCAAAAACCTATGTATGCAACGGAATCACGATTAAAGATTCGGTAAAAAATATATTATTTAATGGGTGTACTTTTATAAAATCAAAAAAAGGAACTTTATTCTCATATAAAAATGTCAATAATATTGAAATTTCTAATTTTTCTGTAATTAGAAAAGGCGAGGGCATTGGGGGAATAATATTAAGTGTTTATGGTAAAAACTATAAAATATGTAATGTTGAAGTTATAAAATCCGAAGATATTGAAACACCCACTAATGGGTGGTGCTTTAAACTTGAAGGAGATAACATTATCGTAGAGAATTGTATCATTCATAATAACTATGGTGAAACATATGACGGTATTCATTTTGGCTGTTGTTCTAATGTAATTATTAGAAATTGCAATATATTTTCAGGGGATGATTGTATTGCATTTTATCCACAACCTAGCTCAAAAGTTGACTTTCATTATCATAGAAATGAATTGTCAAAAAATCTTCTAATTGAAAATTGCAATTTGCAATGTACAAATCCTTATTCGGCAATAAAATTAGGCACTAGCGATAATATTTCAAATTATGGTGTAGAATTAACTGTTAAAGATTGCATAATTAATACAAAAATTGTAATTGGAAATCCGGGCTTTACAAACCCAATTAATAATAATGTTGTTAAAATGATTGGATGTAAATGCACTGGTGATGGTACATCTACTTTTGGCTTATTTCAAACTAATAAAGATTTTGGAAAGTTGACCTTACAAGATTGTGAGATTTACAGCGAAAATTCAGTAAACAGAGTTATAAATAGTGAAGGAAATAATATTTTTTTAATTGATAATTGCAATATTAAATGTTTAAAAAAAGGACTCGGCTATTTTATTAATGATAGCGTTACTATAAAAGGCAGTAAATTGATAACCTATGATAGTGTTACATTTAAAGCATGTAATTTTTATATATTTAATAGTGAGTTTGAGCGAATTAATCGCACAGAATTTGGATTTAGCATCAGTGAAATAAATGAAAAAGAAATGGTTGTTATTGGTAGTAGAATAATGTCTATACTTCAAGGGCAATCTTCTACAGCGGGAACAGCTAATTTGCTAATATCAAAAGATAATATTGGTAATAACAGAACAATTACTGAATTTAATGCAATAAATAAATACTATGAACTAGGAAACATGACACGCGTATTGACAGCAAAAACTTTAAGAGGAACAAGTGCAGAAACAACTGATATGTTAAAAATTAGTGTGGATAACGTAAATTATTGGATTCCAGTTTTACAGGTTTAATTACTTAGAATAATAAAATTAAAGGAAGCTTTAGCTAAAAGCCACATGACAATAACGTGAAACAAGCACCCGAATCCCCACCATAAGGATTTTCGAGTGCTTGTTGCCATCTCCGCAAACACATTAGTGTTTGCTTTTTTCGTTCCTTCCTATATAATATGAAGCGTAGCTTGGATGAAACATAATTAGTAAACCTTTAGCCGTCATCAAGGAGCC